TGTGGACAAAATAATGAAGACTTTTGAAGATGGCGTACCAGTATGTTACGATTACGATGATTTTAATTCACAACATGCAACTTCATCAATGATAGCTGTACTACAGGCATGGCTAGATGTATTTGGTAAGTATTTAACGAGAGAGCAAACAGAATCAATGAAATGGACAGTAAAATCGGTAGAAACACAGGTAGTAAACTTCAATGAAATAGGAGAAATATTGACTGTTAAGGGTACACTTATGAGTGGATGGAGGTTGACATCTTTTATGAATACAGTGCTAAACAGAGTTTATCTTGATATGGCAAAAATGAGTGAAGTGATAAACTATGCAGTACACAACGGTGATGATGTATATGCAACTTGTAAATCAGTAAGGGGAGCTGTCCAATTATTTAAACAAGCGTCAGAGCTTGGAGTTAAAGCACAGATAAGTAAGACAAACATAGGTACAATAGGTGAATTTTTAAGAGTAGACACAAGGGCTAAAGATACTAGCGGTAGACAGTATTTATCGAGAGCAATATCGACTTCAGTACATGGAAGAGTGGAAATGGCACCGGCAAATGATTATAGAGAACTGGTGAGGTCTCTAATTACCAGATTTGACGAAGTCACACAAAGAGGAGCAAACGAAAGAGCAGTAAACATAATTAAAAACAAAGCATTAGAATATGCAGACAGGCTCTTCGACCAAAAAGAAGAAGTAAGACACAGGATGACTAACACACATCCTGTACAAGGAGGGATGAACAAAATGGCAGATGTATTTCCATATAGAATAGAGAAAGTAGAGAGTGCAGTAAATGCTTTTGATGAAGAGGAATTTATTATGTTAAAACCAGGAATAGATGACTATGCAAACTTGGTGGTAGAAAAACTAGGAATAAGTTTCGATGTACCACAAAGGAATCAAATGTTCAAGAAGATGGTAGGAGCATTACTTAGACCGATCAAACGTTACGAGATAGTTATCGAAACGGATGATAAGATGTCTGTGTACAGAGGGCTGTATAAGGCGTGGTCTGGTGGTGAATTCACAACACAGATAGCTCTGGCAAGGACATTAGGCAATGTATCAGCAAAAACACTACCTGGAATAAAAGGAGGTTTAGCAAATATGATACGAAACTCAGATGATCCTATAAAGCTGATGAGCGTGTTAATGTGAACAATTGAAA